ATTGGAACCGTTGAGGTTCAACTATAATAGTGTGCTAATAAGAATCATTCGTATTTAACTCAGGTTATACATGTGTATTAAAACTGGGTAAAGGTTAACGAGGTTGAATAGAGTTAGTTTGTGAGGTGTGTTGGTCTAAGTTGGTGCCGATTGTAGGCACAGCAAGGGTTTGAGAGGCATACAAATATTTCATATGGACGAAGATGATAATAAGTCTCATTCGCACTGGGTTAAGCACCACTCTTGGTGAACTTAAGGTTTACCCACATTATAACCCACCCAACACTATACTATTGTGCCCACGGCACCACCACATACACCTGTCAGTCACCATTAATCCTCACACCAAAGGTGTAACATATAGATATTTTCTGTCCCACACAGGGACAAACAGAGGTGCCATTTTATTACCCCAAAAATAGGGGGTGGGTGTTTAGTAAACTCAACATTATAAATTTATCATACCTACCATAATCTCTGTAAGCATCACAGTTAAGTTATAATTCTATAATAGTACATTGGCCTTACTAATAGTGTTACAGCCTCTTAGATGGCTTCTATGGAAGCTACAATGATATTCGGTGATGTGTATATTGGTGTAGGATATTTTATGTAGGGGTTTATACAGGAATGGGGTGCTATATTTAGATTGGTAAAATCGGGAGGGGTGTATAATTTGTAATATAACAACAATAAGGTTGCACAGGGTTAGGATGTACTGATAATAACATTAGAATAAAACTACTGTTGTTATATACAGTGTATTAGTCTATTAATACAGTATACAAAGTATTGATATCCTTATTTAATATACCTGTTTATATGTACAGTGCTGTATGAATATACAGTAGTTAACATAATAGAATATCACACTAAATAATGAACAGTGTACACAATAATATTATAGCTGTACATTTATACAGTATTAACCAACACATTCAGTTTAAAGTATTACAGTTGTAATCGTTAGCCAACTAGATTAAAAACAATGTTTTCTATATTAATATTGGTATCTAATAGTAAATGGTGGATAAACTACTGTGTTATAATGTAATGAGGTGAGCTGAATGAAGCTGTGAGAGGAGATAATTAAGAAGTGTTATGGTTGTGAGGGTATTGTGTAAGACGGCTTAAAACGCTTCCTATAGAGTCATAGAATATACATAGAAAAACACCACCTCAATTGTTATACTGAAGTGGTGTGATGTTTACTCCTTGTAACTTTCTAGTAACTCTTTAAACTCTCTTAGTACCATTAACATATCTGTATTACATTGTGGTGGTAAGTCTAGAGGTGGTGCATAATAAATATTTTCACACCGTTGTATGAACTGTTCAATCTTCTCAGCAGAACGAATAAACTCATCCATTATCCATTCATCTGGACGCTCTACTCTCCAGTATTTTAAATGGTCACTTAGTTTAATTGACATTATTCACCTCCTTACTTACTTTAATAATATGCTCCAGTAAATAATCATTATCTTTGCAATATTCAATAAATTTGTCTAAAGTAACATACCCATCTGGACAACTACCATATAGTCTATTGTTAACTTCGAATTCATCTTTAAGGTACTTTAAATCCTCTGCTAGTTGCATTATTTTCTTAACCTTATCATCTACCATATTGATTCTCCTCAGCTACTTAGCCACCCATTTAATACTACGAACCTCTTTAGGTTCCACTTCAACCATATCATCAAATGACTGCCATGTGAACCCTGCATCTTCCCAACTGTTATCACCTGAGTATGTGCATACATCAAACATAAAATATCGTGGTGTATTGTCATCAATAATCTCAACTACACGAGACTCTTCTACACGCCAACGATACTCTACTGAATCACCTTGCCACTTAGCTGGGAAACATTCTGATAATGTCTCACGTAAACCTTCAATAGAGACATCATAACCTCTTTCAATATTATATTCAATCAATAATTGTGCTAATGTTTTCATTATTTATTACCACTCCCTCTAATGTTAATGTAATCTACTTTGTCGTATGTACAACCTAATCCACCACAGGATTCACACTCATGTACTGGAGCGTTGATTGTATCCATTAAGGTGTATAAGTATAGCTTCATATTCTCAACTAAGTCTGCTAGGCCATCACCTTTGAAACCTTCAATTGGTGTGTAGTTACCATACTTTTTACTTGGACACATTTCAAATATATCCACTTCTTTAGTGGAGATTGTTTGTGTTTTGAACTTAGGTTTAGCATAACTTCTACCATTACTCTTTTTAGTCTCTGTACTCTTCACAAACGGTTTAATGTGAATTAGCTTCTTTACAGTCATACAGAACTCATAATCTGCTGTAATCCTAGCATACTTAGGGTTAATATTTTCCTTGATATAATTACGTACAATGCTATAAGTAGTGTCTTGGTTGATATAACATGGACGATTGTGCAACACTAAGTCTGGTGTTAATAATTCCTCAAGTTCATAGTAATGTGCCACTGAAGTAATGTTATTCTCAACTACTTTGTCAGAGTAAGAGTTACGAGTAATAACACGAACCTTCATATCTTTGAAATTATTCTCAACTAAGGTGTGTTCAATAGTGCCTTTGTAATCTACTTCATATTCCACATCAACCATGACATCTGGTAATCTTTCCTTGACACGGTGATACAATCCTCTGTAAGCATAGTACTTACTTTCAGAACCAATATACCAATCACAATCTTCATCAATTTCATCAGCCTCAGCAGGAGTTAACACTTTAGGAATAACACCATCAATGTGTGTAGATTCATCTCGTAATACCCAAGATACTCCTCCATAGCCACCAGATTGGTTCTTTTTAATAGAAGTGATTTCACTCTCACCTTCTAAGAAGTACCAATCACTTTTGTGTTCACTTTCAACTAAAGGTTTACCATTTAGTAAGGTTACATTGCAAATACTATCACGCTTCTTAAGATAGTTCCATTTAGAGTTTGCGTAGTACAACCCTTTCTCTGTATTGTATGCAACAAGACTCAATTTTTGTGTAGTCATTTTAATCATTCTCCTTACTTAGTTTTAGTCAGCACTTCATTAATCATAATATTCAGATCAATAGGATGCATATTACCTTTACTTAGGCTTAATAGTGTATCACGTAATAACTTATTATCTTCTACTAATTTATCATGAGAGTCAGCCACATTTTTACATTTAATGGCTATATCTGCAGCCACACTAGAATCACACGCAAGGTAGACAACTTCTGCAACCTTTCTAATATTATTAACTACATCGCTCATATTAATACCCCTTATCTACATTAGCATTAACACACTCCAAGAGACTTACCAGTAGGTTACTCTTTACACTACCAACCCTACCTGTCATAGTTGTATTATATACTTGTGCAGCCAATAAGGTTTGCGATACTAATTCTTGTAGCTCATAAAACTCTTTCTGACTACGTAAGATAAAGTCTTCATTTGATTCTTTCATATAAACCACCCTCCAGAACTTTATTGATAGTTATACTAACAGGAGACCCGCAGTATAAAGGGTCAATCTTTAGCCACGAATCAGCAAGAATTAAAGCATCTTTCAGCAGCTTATTTTGCTCGGTTAGTTCGCTTGTCAAGCTTAGTAATTGTTCTGCCGAGTTACATATTTCACCAGTACGCTCAAACTCTTTCCATGCATTATCAAGGTGTTCATTCATAACTACCTCCTTAAAATAAATCTTTGTTAATAAAATTGATTACCTTCTCGTATGGCTTAGATGATAACACCATTTTACCTAAGATTTCAACACTTATTAACCCTAAAGTAAAAATAGTTGAGTGTGGTGCTAGGATAAACACAATAAGGTACTTGAGTTTGAATCCTTGTTTAGGGTATGTGTAGCAATGGACATTCCACCAATATGCTATTAAAGGTACCATTGCCATCGAGTATACTACAAAACTAAAGAATATAAATATTGGTATAGTGTTGTCCATTTCTATTACTCTCCTTTCAATTCTTTAAATTTAATAATGGCTTCGTCACCACGTATACAACTTCCATCCCATTTCTGTATGTAAGCTAAACTTGTAGCACCATGACCACAACATGCATTCATGACATCACCACTAAGCTTACCTAGACAGCCATCATACACTTCATGTTCACTACCTTGTGTATTATCAAGTATAGGTGGTTTACCGCAGTGTGTACACTTTCCATATTGACCACTACCTGACATTTCTGGTGTGTAGGTATTCATCTTACTCTCCCTTAATTTATTCTTCAAACACAACAATACCTTGTTCAATTGCCCACGTCAAGGTTTTTATTTAATTTAAACAGAAAAGCACAAACATACAAGTTACTGTACATTTGTGCTTGTTGTAATTTATAATGTTTCTTGGTTAACTTTAAATTTATTAACAAATCTACATTGTGTTGGGTTAAGATAACAATCCTTACCTCCATTAAATAAATCCTTAACTTGATTATATTCAGTTTCCCACAAACTCATATAAAAATTTCCCCAGCCTTTTCTATCTACATCACAGAAAGAAGCTTCGTCTTCTTTAGAAAAAGTTATGTACTTGTTCTTATGTAACCAACCATGATAGGTATCCATAAAACTTCTTTCGCCAGTATACTTCTCAAATAAAGTTAATTCTCTCCACAATTTATACCACCAAGAAGGCTGGTACTCACTCTCAGCCAATGCAACTTTCTTACGTACAATACCTCTAGCAGTATTAACACGTAATCTGTAGTTGTCTAATGCCGAACCAATTTCTTCTTTTGTATAAAGTGCCATTCCAAGAAAATCTGCCATGTATGTTTTCCTCCTTCAAATAAGTTATACGTATAGTATCAGGTTAGTTTTGTTTGTCAATATAATTATCAGAGTTTTCTTCGTCGTCGGTAATATCGGGACAAGGTTTATACCTAAATTTAATAAGATCCTCTATAAATTCTTCATCGCTCATATTGTTTATTTTGATAATTGCTTTCTTTAATCTGTTATCCATATTCATTATACGTCCTTCTTCAAGGTTTTGGTACCGTTTAGAGTACCACAGTTGTCGCACTTACAACCAGAATGTACTAGCTCCTTATCACAACTATCGCACCAATGTAATCTACCAGACTTTGGGGTTAATCTCTTCTCCCTGTTACTTTTAGTATATGGGTAGTCTTTATTATCCACAATATCACCTCCATCTATATTTATAACTACTCCATTACCTTTTCAATAATATTCTCTACGGCATAACAAGACACTTCTGCGTGATTATCCATGAAAACCTTAATCATATTATATAGGGTTATCTTGTCATCACCTGATAGTTTTAGCGCTCCTTCAGAGGCAACATAACAACGTTCATAAAGTTCTTCGTCCATTCGCTCTAATATAAAATCCACTACACTGTCATCAACTAACTCTGACGGTTTAATAACTACTATTTCACCTTCGTAGTAGCTATCACCAATATCAAAATCTGGAGTATCATAGTTGAACAATTCACCACAAGTAGAGTAACACTTTTCACCATTTTTCATAAAACCTCCTGCAATTTTCCACACCAAAACTCCATCTGGAGTAATATATTAAATTCTGTAGAGTTGACATCAACTCCATTTTCCCATCGTTGTTTGTAACCATTAGGCATAGTACCAACAAATGGAATACCCAACACTTTAGCTGCAACTGCTCCAGCTAAGTCGATACCACTTTGCATACCAGAGACTACCTTATCCACCTTTAAGTGGTTAGTTACTAAAGCTAGTATCTCATACACATAATAGTTTACATCTTCTTGTGTGAAGCCACACTTGCTTAGAGTGTGAATACTATTACCAGCAATATTGAGGGTAGTAATATTATACTTCTTCATAACTGAATATAACTTACGTGCATTCTCTATTGCAGGTGCACTGATATCTAAATGTAAGTAATTATCACCTGCAGCCTTCTTAGTTAACCTTTCACCAGCAGTGTTGAAGTCACTAGCAATTGCAACAGTAAGTTGAGCAGATGCTGCGTTCACGTAAGTCCTAGGTGCATAGCTACTAGATTTGTGTTCTATGATAGTAAACATTAATTACCTCCAATAAATTGACCACAAGCTGATGAAATATCTTCACCAGATGAATACTGAATTTTAAGTTGTTTAACTTTCATATTTTCTTCTAAGTATTTAACGATCAAGTTCATCTTACATGACTCTGAATCTACAGTATTAAAGCTGTTATAACGAAGTACTCTAAACTGCGTATCGTAGTAATCATCATTACTATTGAACCAGTTAACCAATCCAACCACATCTTCTTCAGAGTCATTCACCACTTCCATGAACATATAGTGTAGTACCACGTTAATTTTAGTAGTGTCACGGAAACATGTAAGAATATTCAAAGTGCTGTCTATACTTCTAGTATTAGGAATAATATTACCTCGCTCAACCTGATTATAGTGATGCAAAGAATAAAATAATCTAAGTGGCGTTCTTTCACCAACCATGTTACTAGGATTTAGGTTATAACCGTATAAGCTTTCATTCAAGTTTGAAAACACATCTTTCCACTTACTGGTTGTCTTTGGCATCACTGTAGAGATATCCACTCCGTCCACACCAATAGCTAAACCTTCTTCTAGTACCGTGTTCAACACTAGAATACTTACAGTACGTACAGTCTCAGGTTGTAAGATAGCTTCTCCCATACCCATCCAACATAGTTTAATATACTTGTTAGAGATGTCTGGACGACTCTTATACACTTCTCGAATAGATGACATTATATTATCAAATATTTGTTTTTCAGCAAGAGGTTCAAACTTCATTTTAAGTTTAGTTAAGTGACAGAAATTACATGCCATCTGACAACCCTTAGAACAAGAAATAATAATACTGTATTTGGCTTTATCTTCCACAATGGGTTTATTTCTGTCTAGATTACTACTATCAAAACTTCCTGATGGTGACAGCTTAATTGATGTTTCACTACCATCTTCATGTGTAAATTTAAAAGCCTGTGTTTCCTGTGAATATAACTTTTTCATACTAACATCCTCCATAAATATTTATATTATGCTTATCTATAACTCGTTGTAAGCTACTTTGTGTCCACATCTTACCTTTGGGGTTATACACTTCCATATCATTCAGGAAGGCAACCACCTTAACCTGTGTTGGACGTTTACCTAGATACTTGAGAGCCTTCTTAACTTCTGGTACCACATAAGATGTAGCCTCAATTGAAGATTGTCTACGTTTAGCTAACACCTCCTCAATATTCTTATCACCATTACCAGAGTTCCTCCCGTAGTTAGGTGATGCTCTGCCACTACTAATGCCTTTAGCTTTAGCTGCAGCACAACCACGCTTAACACGGTCACGTATCATAAACCTTTCTTGTTCAGCCATAGCAGCATACAAATGCAATTGAAAGTTATCAGCATTAGGAATAGAAGCAACTTTAAATTTAACATTACTTTCCATGTACATAGCAATCTGTGATACCCTACGACTTAGTCGGTCTAATTTCTGGATCACCAATGTAGCCCCAGTACTCTTACAAGTTTCCATAGCTTTATCTAACTCAGGTTTAATTTCTGCAGCACCAGATATAAACTCATGGAAGTCTCCTACAATTTCATAAGACTCTAGAGAATTTAAATAGTAATTGATATCTGCAAGTTGTGAGTCAAAACCATGTTGGTTCTTAGTTATATCCTCTTTACTCAAACGTCTATATAATACCACTTTCATATTTAAATCCTCTCTAATTATTAACTGCAGTCATAGTAACGTACTGAATATTATCCGTCAATACTTTTATTGATAATATCTAATATTTTATTTAAGTCATCTTCAGTGACATGCTTTGGGATACTCCCACAAAAGAATGATTCATATATTTGCATACTCTTATCAGTGCATCGTTTGTGTACAATGTAATCTTCTTTACTATGGTATAACCTATTACCCCAAGGATATGTTTCAGATCCAACAGTAATACTAGTACCATCATCTGAAATATCATTGATAGTATTAAACTCATCTCTCTTAGGGTTGTATACTTCCATACCAACAAAGTAAGATTGCCAGTGGATATGTCTAGGAATTTTACTCATAATATCTCCGTGTTGTCATAGAAAAGTCAGGTTCAATTTGAACACTAAAAACCACTTCATTATTATAGGCAAGTTCAGTCTTGTTTGCAGATATATAGTTTAGTAATGTGTAGTCCTCTTTAAATAGCGTTTCTATTATAAGGTTATTGTGTTTTAAATACCTGAAGAACTCTTTATCAAGCAAAGCATTAAATTGATCACTAAGACTAAAAGATATATTATCATAAGGTCGTAACCACGAATTACTTATCAAATCTTTATTAGCAAAAGTAGTGTTTGGTATGTCAAAGTTTAATCTGCTCATACTAATCTACTCCTTGCAGGATGTAAGTTCCAGTTGGTTTCAGTTCTTCTTCTGGAGTAAGGTCGCGTGTTTCCCACACTAAATAACCTAACGCACTATTAGTACGAGCCTTCTTTAACCATCCAAGTAAACCGTTTGCTGGGTATGGACCAGAAACTTTAGTTTCATCTAAAACTCTGTTGTAACTTGTAAGCATTAAACGTTTCATAAATATAAACCTCCTAAAATAATTAAACCACAGAAACATAATAGTCCCTGTGGTTTATAATGTCAAACACTTTATTACTTACATACACCTTTATATTTATCACCCAACATACGAGTATACTCATTAAAAGGTATCATACCCATGCCATCATATGGTGTAACAATCATGTATGCAATCATCTCAAGCGCTACACGTTGCTCAATACCAGCATCATTAATAAGTGTGCCAGCAACAGCTTTAAGTACATCACGGACTTCTGATAAACTAGCAGCACCTTTCTCAGTTGATGGAGTATGTGCACCAATATCAGTACTGGGATACATACAAACATCATTGCTGAACAATACCATGTACGGTGCTGCAGAGTAAGCTTTCATAACCTTTAGTTTGATATTCTTATCTCTAAGACAGATACCAATGTTATAAGCTTCTCTTAGCAAACCACCATTACTGAGTACAACAATAGTACTATTAGGTTTAACTTGGTCACTACAAATGTAAGTAGTGGTAGCTTCATCTACTTCCTGCAGAATATACTCAGCCTGTGAACCAAATGACATAAATAGTAGTACAACACTTAACAAACTTTTCATAACAGTACCCTCCAATATTAATAGTTTCCAGCCAGATAAATTATCCAACCTATAATGTATACCATTGCGACATTCTCAAATGCCCATTGCTTCTTGATGCTGAGTAACACTTCTTCGTTAAACCATAACGACAATAGTATCAACTCAAAACCAAGCATGTTCCACCAAATATAATCAACTGGAGGCATAAACCAATTTGTTATAGTTTGAAATTGTAGTATATTAAGCCACAGGAAGCCCACTGCTTGGATAGTGACCACGTACTTAACCAATGGATTATATTTAAGTAATCTACCTGCTATGAGTATTGTGATAAGTTCATGAATAGATTGCATCATAAACCAAGCACCACCAGTAAGGTAATACTCCTTAAAGAATCCTGTGATCATCCAACTAATAGAGAACCAAAGTGCAAATTTACGAAACATAATATTAGGGTGAAATACAATAGTCACAATTATTAGTATTTTATAAATTATAGCCCAGTTCTCTAATGGTAAGACAAAGAACACTATAGAGCCTTTTTAATTGGTGGGTTTCCTGATCCAGCACTAGGAGTCATGTTAGTAGCTTTTGCATCTTCCATTGCAGATAACATTGGTGCAAGCATGTCCTCATAGTACTCAGTACCGAATAATGTCACAGTTTTACGTTCTGGAAAGTGGGCAGTATAAGTAATTTGTTTTTCTATATTGACAAGTCTTGTGGTTGGTTCTAGACAATCACTTCCATATAATTTTAAGCCATTACCAATATCACAACACTCTAAGTGCTTATCCTCTGAAAAAGAGGCTCCATCAGTAAAAGCAGTAACATCACAACCACAATCGCTGCACATTTTAATATAAGCTTGGATAGTATCTTCGTCTAAACCATCTAATAGGACAGCAGTATTTTTCATATCGGTAATTTCATTTGTCATAATTGTTTCCTTTTGAGTTGGTTTAGTTAAACCTAAATGTTCGTCAAGTTGGTCTATGGTTAGTTCTGGCACATCTTCATCTTCTTCTGCATAATTACCAATAATATTCCAGAAATAAGTATCTAACTCAGAATCAAGTCCAAAGTATATGTAGTCTCCTCTCCACTCTACACCTTCTGAAAGATTACCACCTGCAGCAAGATATTTATTTATAATTTCGTCAACTTGGTCAAATGACATACCTTCAATATTAATACAAAACTGTTTAACACTCATATTATTTCTCCTCTTAACTTAAATTATTAACTATTATAGCGAAGTCTATTTGTTCTGTCAAGCAGAAATCTTGTATAGTTTCATATTCATCGCATAGATCTTCTAACCCACAAGACAATGCACCTGTATATGGTGAGTTTGTATAACACATATCTTGGATACTGCTGAATTCCATTTGATTATTCCTTATTTTAACTTCTGCTTACTTTCAATATCCTGTTTACTGTCAGCCACTACCTTATCATAACGTACTTGCTTAAAGATTGGTAAGAATAGGCTATGTTGTAATGTTTTCTTATCTTGGGTAATAGAATCATACTCTACTTCTACTACTTTGCCAACTAATATTTCTTCATTCCAAAAATTAACACGTTGTTCATCAGAGAAACCGCTACCACAGTTAACCTTAATACCACCACAAGAGGATTCTAAAATTAACCCACCTAAAGACCCTTCAGCTTTTCCCTCACCTTCATAGATGCCAACAACCTCAAGGTCTGCAGGTTCCTTTCTCTTCATTTTAACACAGTCTGCTGGTTTACCATTATCACTCCAAGGAGCTTTAAGTTGTTTTAAAATAGCACCTTCAAAACCAGAACGTACATAACCTTCAAATACAGTATAAGCTTCTTCTAATGAGTTTACAATAGTACGTGGTATAAGTTTAACCTTTTCACAATTACTACTAGTGACTAGTTCTTCTAGGAGAAGTCTACGTTTATCATTATTTACATGATACTTACCTTTAGGGGTATAATGTACAGCATTAATAATATCCCACACTTGGTAATACACACTATCACATTCCTCTTTTGTGGCAGTACCTTTAATGATTTTATTAATGATACCATTTCCTTGCTCACGAGTACCTTTAGTTAAGTCAAATACTAATTCCCCTTCAAGGACGTAACCTTCCAATAGTGGATTAGATAACTCACTCTCAAGACTATCCAATCCAGTAATAGGGTTACCATTACGAGACATCATACTAACTCCGCACACTGTAGCACAATAGGAACCATCAGACTTTAGTTCTACTGCAGCAGGGTAAGTAATCTTCGATATAGCTTTGTCAGACATACTTACAGCTCCATGTCTTGGAGGAGTAACAATCAAACCTTTCCACACCTTATTGATAGTAGATTGTCCAACACCACAACGTAAGTCACCTTTAAGAATGTTAATAATAACTTCTGCGTCTTCACTGGATAAGGAAGTTAATAATGAGGATACGTACTCTTGTGCAGCATGGCCTCTTTTATTCTCAGACAACATAACTATTAATTGGTTTAATCCAGCTTCAATACTAGACTCACCAGTACACTCTAAGTATGGTGGAATCTGTTTCATGTAAAAATTAATCGTAGGTGAATACGCTAATTCAAAACACAATTTTAGTGTAGTGTTATTCTTATTATCTTGTAGAATTTGTTCTTTACCATTCTTACTTGATTCTTGTGCAACCAAAGATAAAACCTCTGATACTTTACTCATTTAATCCTCCTCTATACCATATTTACATAAACATTCTTCATAACCATCTGATCTTCCTTCATGGTACCCATCATTTAATCCACTATCATAAGCTGAATCTAACTCTGTATCACCTTCAGGAGTATCTTCATCTAAGTACTTCTCAATTAAATCCTCTAAGTATGACCAATCTTCTCCTGTAATAATCTCAACTTCACCAAGAGAACCGTAGTGTAACACTTCATCAATTGAATGTAAAGTTTCTATTTTCATATCACCACCTTAAAACTTAGTAGAATTACGTTTCTGTTTATCACTAAGACCATACATGTGTAACCCAGTTAGGTAACCTTCTTCTGTGACATAAACTTTGGTCTTATAAAATACATTATTCATACCAAAGAAGTAAACCTGACCTTTCCAGTATTCACCTTCAATACGTTGAGTAATACCTTTGAACACAATATAGCAACTCACAGTAATCCCTTCATTACAAGGTCGTCCAAACGGAGGTTTAGTGGTATACTTCTCAACAAACCTATTCCAGTTACAAGGTTGAGTTACTTTACCTTTAAGAGTCTGGCAACGATTACGGTAGTTTAGATGTACGCTATGGTGAACACACTTACTTAGTTCTATAGAGGGACTACCATTATTACACCAATAGTAACCTCTAGCTATATCAGCTTTACATAGTATATGTTGAGAATTATAAAACTCTTCCCATGTAGTGTCGCTAGTCTTAGGTAACCCAACACAATTACCAACTTTAAATTCATTCATATTAAACATCTCCTCATAAAATAAAATCCTACACCATTTCTGGAATAGGATTAGTGTATTACAAGTTAATTTAAATTACAACTATTATTTATCAAGATAGTTAATAATTTTCTGGCGTAGGGTTTCCAACTTGATATTGTGCGGGTATTTAATATCAAGTGATACTGCAGCAGACTTTAGTACAGACAAATCTTGTGTTGTCATGATATCATCAATACCTACGTCAACAGATGACTCCTCTAACTTTTCGTGTGTACACTCCCAGACTTCATCAGTATAATCTTCATCATAAATAAAACTTACTAAACGTTCATGAGGCCATGATTGAAGTTGTTCACGAGTAATTTCTGGTGCTTCATCTTCTGGTGACGTTGCTGCAGCACGAGCTTCTAGGCGAGTGCATACATCATCTGAGTCAAAATAATAATCAGTTCCAGACAATACACTTTCAATTTCATCTTCAGTAAGGAAGTGTTTATATACTCCACGTACTAATCTGCCAATAGATTTTTGTTGGTGGACTATATACTCAGCTAAGTTGTTAGTCTTGCCATAATTACCACTACTGCTGGTGTGAACCATGAATTCCAAATGATCATTAACTCTGAACTCATGTCCAGATAAGAATATCATAGTACCAGCAGAAGCTACTGTACCTACAGCCTCACAAATAATGTGAGCGTGACACTGGTTCATTGCGCTGATTATCGCATGGGCAGTATCTAACCTACCCCCATCACACGTTATTGAAATGTGTACTACATCTCCTTCTTTTGCTGAACGAATAGCTCCTATTTCTTCACGGAAATCCTCTGGGGCAGTAATGTCACGGTCAATTGAAATTTCAATATAAGATGACATTGGTGTAACCTGCACTGATGGTGCCGATAAAAGTAATTGATTATTTTTCAAATTGTAACCTCCTTAGATTAAAACACATCCATGTGTAAAAACTATCTACTCTTCGTATAACTCAACAATTCTACGAGATAAAGCAGAACGCATATTCTCATCTGCGTATAATCTTACAAAACCCATTGTTGGTTCAGTACTGATTAATTCACCCTCTTCGTCCTCTATTGTAATCTTATTAACAAAATCGCTGAAACCATCTTTGCGCTTCTTGGTAGAATATTGTTGGAACTTGTCACCTAGTAGACATACCCTACTTCCTTTACCGCAGCGCTCCAGTAATAGTTTTACAGTTTGTGGTGATAAGAATTGACTTTCATCGATAATAATCAAACTATCATCTAAAGTCTGTCCTGCAATGAAGTTAGGTATTGTAAATACAATGCGCTCAGCCTTTTCTTCCATCTCAAGTTTACCTTTAGACATGAATGTGTGAAAGATAGATTTCATCGCAACCCAGTGCATAAAAAGCTTCTCATCAGCGGTTCCTTTTAAGGCACCAAGGTCGTCATCACCTACCTGTGATGGAGTTTTAATAAACACAATACGTTTGTAGCAACCACGTTTAAGGTCATTCAACCCTTGCCAAATAGCGGTAGTACTTTTACCAGTACCAGAACTACCTTGAACTGCGGTAAGTTCATTGACACACATACTATGGATTATTTCCTTTTGACCCTCTGTTGGTTTGAACCAGTCTAATTTATAATTCTCAGACGCTGCAGCACGTTCACTCATTACTAACTCTGTACCTTGCTTGGCACGAGATTCATGACGGTCAACTTTAGCTTTATTTCTCTTCCCTTTACGGTTAACATGGCGTTCCTGATTCATAGTATTCTCCAGTGTTATTTAATTATAGGACTACTCTTACTTACGAAATTAAATCGTTGCCACTTATGCCATGTACCTCCTTATTTAAAACTCAAACGGTTAATGCACCACCCTACATAGAAATTTTCGTTCTTACCATTGGCACCTCCATTCAAAGCACACTCTCGGTAGTGGTGTTGTTGACAACAGTTAAGGTTGTTGTATAACATCTTCTCTCCAGAGACACCACGTTTAGCTAAGAAAGCCTTGAGTGCCTTAATAGTATTGTTACCTATGTAACCATCAGGTTTAATATCATCATAGTCCAACTCTCTACGATTACATAAGTTTAGTTCCTCTTGCAACCACCGACTTGGGTGCGTAGGATGGACATTTACACCTGAGTCGAACAACTCCGCCGCTATCATCTTAGACTCTTTAGCCACAAGGTTAAACTTTGGTACCATATAATATTCGTAAGCGTACAGGTCTTGTGCGAACGCTAAGGGCATCGTTTTAATATCACCATTCCAATTATACAAGTGGAAATATTCTTTATACTTCAAAGTGGCTTTCTTAGTCACACCCCATTTTGTCTCCCCACCAGAGTCATCAGGGTCATTGGTATACTTATCACTACCTTCATGTTTTATGGTGGTATCGATATAAGTCTGCACAAAAGGTAAAGAGTCTTTGTAGCTATTTAACATTAAGTTATTCTCCTTCTAAGTAGAATAGATCGTTGAAGTGGTACTCTTTACCTAGTAGTTCATCTGTTACGCTAGTGCCTATAAACTGTTTCTTACCATAATATATACGTGTCCACATTGGATCTTCCAATAATCCGTCAACATTATAGAAACAATAAAATTTTGCAATGTGTCTGATTTGTTCTGGAGTATGTTTACTTAAATCAAACCAATCTCCTTTATTAAACTCAATATCACGACAAACCAACTCACTTTCATCTTCGTCATAAAGTTTAACTGGTGTGAACCATGAATGGTAGTATCCTGTCATCACCCCACTATCATTTAAGACTACGTGGCGGTGTTCACTATAGACACTCCCATTATAATCCTCTAATACTTCGTAAGTCTTGCCGTGTGTAAGATGTCCAGCTAAGCAACCAAGCATATCATCCTCTAAGTTTACCACCCATGATTCTGTGTAATGTGGTTCGCTATGTGGGATACCCAGTGTTGATGTGGTCATAGCATCGTACTGTTTCTTTGATATACAACCAACACCTAAACCTCTATTTGGTAAATATTTTAAAGTAGTACAAAAATCATCAAACTCTTTATCATCAAGACCACTTACTATAAAGTTATTTTGGTGTTGTCCATCACACTTTCCCTCAGTACCTGCCATGAAATTGAAATGGTCTAGGAATTTATTAAAATTATTCATATTGTACCTCCTTTTTTAATTGTCAGCTTACAGTGTAGAACAAAGCACATCCTTGTGCAAGTGTTATTTAGAAAGAATTATCATTTATAAATGACGTACAATCCCCTCTGTAGTTACCTGACGAACAGAATACTTGAGGTACTGTTTTATAACCCTCATTTAACAACCACTCACGTTTATCAGGATGTAAGATTACATCAACCTTATTATATTTGAGTCCTCTTTCATCTAGGAACTCCGTGAGTTTTTCACAATAAGGGCAATCTGGCTTAGAATATACAGTTAAAATATCCTGCAGAGTAATAACTACATCCTCTTTGAACTCACTAAATATATCGTCAGAAAAATCTACATTAGACACATCCTTACTTACGGCACTAACCATATAGTTTGTAGGGTCTGCTTCCATAGCTGCGTTCTGCTGACTGTTCAAATCCATCCAATCATTCTCGAACCAAGGTAAAGGGCAGGTAGTGGTCTTTCTGAATTTAGCTTGAAGTCCTAAAACATCAAATACTTCTTGAGCATTGTAACGCACCCAATCATTCAATATACCTTCATTCATACCTACAAGATTACGACCAGAAGAGAATAAATATTTATTCCATGACAACTCTTGGTCTACAACCCCATGTATAATTGCACTAAGGTCTTCTTTGCAGCTATCAAAATATTTTTCCCAATAATTATCTTGCATCATAATATCTTGCAGTACGTACCTACCAGCTTCGTAGTGGATCATCTCATCCATTAAGATTTTCTGTACTAGTCTAGCAGCACCTACAAAATACTCTTGTTGTGCTAATGCGAAAGTGCAACTAAAACTAGCCATGAAGCTTATACGTTCCAATGCATAAATGGCAACTACACCTTTCAATACATAAGGTCTGCACTCTTCTTCAGTTGCTAGTCCAAGTGTGTATTTAGCTCCATATTCTTTTAGTTCAGATAAAGCCTTTCCCACTACTGTACTTCTTTCCAGAACCTTGTTGTTCTCAAATACCATGTCAAATACTTCTTGCGGGTCTGAGATACATTGCCTAACAATATTGGAATAAGTATTAGAGTGAAGGTTTTCATTCTCCCCTATACGAGCCAGTAAGTGCCCATACTCACTGTTAGTTACAAATGGTGCTAGTAGTGTAGGTATGGAAGTAGCTATACTATCAAGACTCCACTGGTACGCCAGATTCAATAACATCAAATCTCTTGTATTTTTGTCACAAGTAACTAAGTCCATTCTTGTATCGGTAAGGTCTACATCATTTTCTGACCAATCTAGCTGTTTAAGCTTTTCCATTAATTCATACAAGTATGGGTATGGTTGATTAACACTATCATATAAACTTGGTTCTTCCCCAAAAAACAAAGGGTAGTTGCCAGATTTGTGAGATGTAGACTTTTCATTAAAAACTGTAATATTTGTCAACTATTTTCTCCTATATAACCACATCCTTGTGGAGTAAAATTTAATTACAAGGTACAACCACCCCCACCACATCCTACATCTTGCACTTCCTCTATTTTCTTAGAGTTGCCAGAGTTTGTTTTACTGTTAACGTAGTATCTAGTCTTCATTCCCATAGTTATCATATACATCCAATTCTGCAATAGCATGTCTCCCGTGATAACTCCTTTGGTAAAATCTAAGTACTCATCGGCAGAAATAGTTTGGTCTGTAAAGCATTGAAAACATGCATACACATCAATCATATCTTTAGTTGGAATGTCATAAGCTAACTCATAGTACTCTGCATGTGTGTCTGCATTTGGGGCTAAGAACCGTGTTTTCTTCTTCCCATTAGTCTTAACCACCTTAATACTTCTAGCAGGTAAGATGCTGTTAGTGCCATTGGTTGCAATCGAGCTACTTTCGTTGGGCATAAAATTAGTGGTGACACTAAAGCGCACACCGTATTCCATAACTTCTTTTCGTAACCCTTCCCAGTCTTTGGTCAACCTTTGTTTTACTACTTTGAACACATTCTTGTTCATTGTATCTACAGGTAACCAACCTTCTCTCCACTTTGTCTTATGTACCCATTCACATTGTCCACGTTCTTTAGCTAGACGTACAGAAGCTTTAATCATAGAGTATGAATGTAACTCTGCCAAGCGGTGGATAAATTGTTTACCCTCAAGGGAAGAGTATTTAAGTTTCTTCTCTGCCATCAAACCAGCCAAATCTGTAATACCTACACCGATATTTCGTCTAGCTTGTGCTGTATATTTCAATGAAGGGAAAGGATAGTCCATAATTTCCATGACATTATCAATGCTTAGTGCTGCGTAATAAGCTACATCTTCCCACTCATCCTCTTTTACCCTACGTGCCACAATAGCGGATAAACTACATAATCCAATCTCTGGTATACTGCCATCTTTATTTACAGGCTGTTCTTCATTTAACTGGTATACATTATCAAACCCTACAGTAGGGAATGCTGTTTCCTGACCATTTTATCTTAATTTTCATTAAGGGTGGATCATATCATCTTCCGTTCTGGAAGTCGGACGCTTTTTCATTTAGTGACTAAACTAAACTACTTCCTGTTATTAAGCTTATTCGCATAAGCTCAGGTGATCTCTGAACCTTCCTACTCTGTAGGCTTGGCTGCTGATTGCCATCATCATTACATGTTAAGGTTTCCAGCAATTCATCCAATTTTCAACTTACGTTCCCATAAGAGGCTGCATCAGTTTACAGGTTAGAACTATAAATCTTATCTTTGTGTGGAGTATGGCGGTTTAATTCATCTGTTCTATGCAGATAAACCTGACCAGACTCTTGTCCTTGTACTAAGGCTTCAATTGCCAGCTTACGTGCATTAATATACTTACGTGGTTTAATTGACTTCTCATACTCTTCATATAGGTTATCAAAATTAGTCTGGTCTCCTTCGTACATAGCTTCGTATAATTCAGGTGAGTCCGCATAACTAACTAACATCCAATCTCTATTCTGATACACTTTCTTAGCGAATAGTCTATTGCTACCAAAAGAGTAATGAATACCATCGACCCTTACTTTAGTTGCAGTCTTCTTGCTCTTCCAAGTAAGAATATCCATTACCTCTGGGTCAAGACAGTTAAGATGCATAGTGGCACTACCACCGCGGGAATTCTGTAGATTAGCTGCCACAGCACTCTCAGTCATCTTGTAGTAAGGTCTCTTTCCCTGATGTATTGTAGTACCACCACGAACACCATCTCCCTTACTGCGTGTCTTTAAGTGAGAACCAATACCAGCACTTGCGCAGGTTAACATATATGCTATGTGGTCTCCCGCAGCCAATGAGTCAGCCGTATCATGTGTGGTGAACGTAGCACAACTGGCGAATGATCGGCTCGGTGTGCGAAGATTAGTCATAAATGGAGTTGGTGCACAAATCTTCTTATCGCTTAAGTAGTGGTAATACTTAATAACATCCGTCATTCGTCTATCTAATGGCATATTCTTCATGTTAGCCATTGCCATCCCCATATACATAAACTGAGGGGACTCTAAGGCAATATTCTTAATACGATTACGCAAAACGTACTTATCACTAATTTGTTTTATTTCTGGGTAAGAAGACTTCAAGTCTTTAGAATGATCTATTACTTCTTGTAGTTTCTCAAAATCTTCTTCGCTATAAGGTAACTTCTCCCAATAGCCTTGACCTTCCATATTATCATGATGTTGTTTTAGTGTAGGAATCTTTTTGAAACCACCGAAAGCTTCTTTGTATAAATTACCTGCAAGCACTCTACCAGCTAACATGAAATGTTTTTCATCGAACTCTTCCACACAAGCATCAATAATAGCTTTATCTATATCTCTGGTAGTACATTTATCGCTTAATAACTTCAATGCTTTAAAAGATATATCAGACCAATTCACTTTACGGGCTGCTGCCCATCTCATCTTCTTATTAAATTTCTCTGCGTCAAAGGGAACACTAGTTCCATCACTTTTAATTACAGTGGTAATACTCAATTAATATCTCCTTTATTACTCTATACACTTTCCGTATCAAACTCTGACCAAGTATGCTCGAACCCACTCTGGTCCCACATAGCATCTCCAATATGTTCATTCTGCATTTTAAGTCGCCACTCTGTGCCTTTGTACCCAAGTAGTTGGTAGATTTCCATGTCAGAAGTATCCTGCCACTTCTCTTCGGCAATACCTAATTCTTGTGTGAAACTACCCTCATATTCAATTGGCACTGCTGGCTTTCTATTCTCTACATAAATCAAATTACACCTCTTCTTTTACAGTTGAATAGTTATTATAGTAGATTACCTCTCCCTAAGCAACCTACTATTCGCGCTAATTTGTGGAATCTAAATCCAACAGATTGTTGGTTCTCCTTCATAGCCAGTTTGAAATTCTAGCCAGCAATAGGCTGTAGCATTAGGTGACTGTTCGTAGTCCTCTCCTTTTGGACAACTAACCCGTTTGCCAAACACATATACTTTCTTTAGAGGCCATTCCTTACTCTTAAATTTATTTGCACGTTTAATACTCTCCAAGGTATTAAGCCTATTGAATATAAATAGATTGTCACACCATAACAAACTCTGATTAATAAACTCATATGTAAGTGTGAAAGGTGGGTTAAATACCATCACATGATTTAAGTCAAATTTTCTCGGTTCCATCTCTAAGAAATTACCATAAGTAACGCCATCTAAGTGAATCGCGTAATCATCCCCGTAGTTTACCAAATCCATGCCGTACACTTGCTTACCTTTATCTTTGAAGAATCTAGTAATATCACCTAAGCCAAAGCTATTGTCAACCACTGTAGTTGCACGTTTAAGTACATGTGGTGCGTTATCCCATAACAACTGCAAAGACTCCTTAGAAGTGGTATACAGGTCGTTTCTATGTGCATCTTTGTTACGTTTAGTATTTGCAGTTGCCAAGTATTACTCCTCCTTACGGTCTTACAATATTTCGAATTGGCTTATTTGGGTCAACACGTTTATCTAGTGCAGCCATACCATCATCGTAGAATTTCTTATTACCGATAGTAGAGATATTCTCCATCAATGTCTTATCCATACCAGATAATGTCAATACTTCATTCTCAATATATACACGTTCCATGAAATGTGACTTTACCTTGCTGAATACAATACACCCATCTTCATCTACATGCAATACTTCTTTGCGAACCTTACCATTGTATATTATTGATGGGTAAGTTAAATATGGACGGTCTTTATCTCGAATACGTACACCTTCATAAACTGCATAACCCCCACCATTAATATCCACTTGGAAACCTAACATGAATAACACCCTAGGTGTAATAGGTTTACCATTTGACATTAGTTGTTCTGGCATTAAAGTTGCAACGTAATTAACTACATCAATACTTACTGAACATGGTAAAGCACATTTATCTTTCATATTTTTAAAATAACTCAATATTGTTTCTCCTGATTTTATTATAATTATTTACGTTTCCAAACTGTCACACTTGTAGTGGTACCCAGTTTGGTTAAATTATCAAAGTACCAATCTTTTTCATTAGCCCACAAGAAACTCATATCAAAATAAGTATCAGCCTCTGGGAAATCTTCATTTACCAATGTCCAGTGAATTTCATCTATATATGGAAGTAATTGTTGGTAGATAGAAGACCCTCCAATAACCCATGCATCTAAGTGGCTGAAAATACTCTTACCACTTAAAATAGACTTAACCAGACTATCCATACTTACTTTATATGAACCATCATCCTGTTCACCATTACCTTTAGAGGATACTACATAATTAATTCTATTAGGTAGTACTTTACGTTTATTAGGTAAGCTGTCTTGGGTCTTACGTCCCATCACAACAATGTGGTTAGAAGTCTGATCTTGAAAGTAAGTCATATCCTCTTTGATATAACCCCAAGGGAGTTTACCATCCTGCCCAATTTCAAAATTAGCACCAGTGGCGATAATCATCTTTATAGTCATACTAACTCCTTAGGCCACTAAATCAAAGTCAATCTTACCTTGAGGTTTATACCCTGTCAAGGTGAAATAGTCTCTTGCATGAATATCTTCTACAACTAAGTCACTAAAACTACTAACCCAATCTTCAACTTTAAACTCTACATCTAGTTTATCAGGGGTACGACTTAACTGTTCTTTAACCCCATCAATATGGGAATCATAAATATGTGCATTAATAATATTATGTTTAATTCTCCCCATTTTTAAACCTGTTATGTGACATATCATCTTCAGTATAATCCAGCATTGTAATGAGTTAAAGTTACCACCAAGCCCATAATCTAAACTTCTACTCTCTGAACACATATGTAATGTTCTGTCTAATATAGTGAATGAGTGTTTATACATGCATGGTGTGATACATCCATACTGGAACTTCTCAGGTCTCCAGAAGTTAATCATCATGCGCCTATCATCAATACCCGACATTAGCTTGGTGAATAAATCCCATAATTCCCAATCCTCAAGAGCTGCTCCATAAACAAGACCTAAGTGGTTTTCTCCCTTACGGTGTGGGTTGTTAATCCAATCTTTGGTTTCGTTTGCGTTGCAATACCAACTTCGAGTACCAATCTTATCAAACTGGTCAGCCCATTCATATCTACGAAGGTAACCCAACATCTCTGCCCAAGCTGATACGGGGAAACTCTTCTTAGTAGATAATAGAGGAATTTCTTCAGGTTCGTACCACAATGTGTGTTCTGGTATAGTCAAGCAACGTCTACCTGTTCGTACATTATCAACCCATACACCTTCAGTTAGGATACGTTGACCCAGCTCAAGGTATTGTTGCTCATAGTTTACTGACAATACAACCTCCTTTTATAAACCTTGAGCTTTTGCCAATTCTTCTTGTGCTTCCTTTAACTTCTGCTGTGCTGCAGCCATTAGTTTGTCCTTTTCTGATACAGGAGGTTTTACTCGGTAGATGTCTCCACTGTACCATTTTGGATTTGGACATCCTTCATAGACCATATTATATTGGTCAAGGTACTCAATACTATCACCATCTACCCAAGCACCTAGTAAATCCTTTTTAGTATGATTATCTAATTCTCCAAAGGTAAGTGTTAGTTTAGTAAGACTCTGACCATCTTCTACCAATTCAAAATACTGCGCCTCTTTATGTGTAATTGGACATAACTCTCCTAGCCAACCATTATTTGATGTATCTACTTTATCTAACTTAATAACGCCATTTTCAACACAGTCCTCATAGATTCCAGCATTTTGGTGGTGGCTAACAAAGTACCTCTCTTTATCAACCAATCTATAACTTTTACCTTCTTCTAATTTAGTTACCATACCACTTCTCCTCTAGATATAAAACCCATTAACAATATTAATCAGCTTAAATATAGCCCAACCAATACCACTCATCATAACCATTAAAATTTGTGACTTGAATTCTTTAACCGACATCTCTTTGTTAGTTGCAACACAGATTATCATAAATATAAAGAATGTCAACATTACTTGGATATCAATCGACATTATTTATTCCTTGTGCAAGTTGTAGTCCACAGTAAACTTTTAAGTCTCCCTTCAAACGAAAATCTTCCATGTAGGATTTCAATTCTGCCAGTAATTTAGGATCGGTATCTACTGGCATTGTTAAGACTTCATCGAATACGTTAAGTGCTTCGCACAATTCAAGTAGGATTAGTGTGATGTCTTTATCCTCAATTTCAATAATGTTACCGTTGATGTTCCCTAGTACAGAAGTATTATCTGTCAAGTTAGATTCAATGTCAACAACCTTTTGATATGAGTTGTATTTATTTAATAGTGATGTAACGAAGTTACGTGTTTCTAAGTTCATATAGTCTTACTCCTCTACAATGACTGCACCAATATCTAAAAATTCATTAGCCCACTCATGTGCATACTCCTGAATGTCACGCTCAGTAAGAGCATCACAATCATCTTGTGAAAACCCCCAATCTTCAATTAAGTCAATAATCTCTTTGCGACAAGAGTGTATATTATTTCCGTTGTCACACCATACTTCAATTTTCATTTTATCACCCCCTCCATTTTTTACATCTCTTTAAGGTAATCATAGTACGTTTACCATTAGGGTATGTAACTACGTGACTGTGGCTCCAAGATGAACCACCAACAGCATTATATCCCATATTAAGTTTACCAGACACACCTGCTACCCACACGCCATCCAATATGTTTGCTGAGTGCTGATGTCCTATAGTCACCTTACAACCCCAAGCTCGGAATGTAGCAGTACTTGGTCTTGAGCCGTTATTTCCTTCTGAACCGTGACTCTCCTTACTAATACCAGCAACTTTGTATGGACTACTTCCATCTATAAACTCTACGTCATCCAAACCATCCACATACTTCTTCATTGCATACTCTAACACACAAAAATCTTTATTCAAGCGTATATTTTGATAAGTTTTCAGTTGCATCTCTAAGAAGAATTCTGCATTAACAGGGTCATTACGATAATCCTCTTTACGTAAGTATTGTTGCAATGCTAGGTCATGATTACTTTGTACCACAACAGTCTTTATATTGGGACGTAACATAGTCTTCATAAGGTTACCTGACGCAATTACTTCATCCAACACACTCTCCGTCCCTTGCACATGCATCTTAAATTTGAAGTAAGGATCATTTATATTATGATGATTACGATTTTTCATGTCAAAGAAATCATTCAAAAATTGAACGGAGGGTTTTAATACATCAATTATACCACCCTCCCCCCATGAAGTTTTTGCAACATCATCATCTATTTTAGCTGCATGTATATCCCCCCAGTTTATACCTGCAACGCAATGCCCCCCAGTAACACCATCTTTGGTGTAGTATTCCACTCCGTTTGCAACATCATAGAAATTACCAGTAATCTTTTCTCCGCTTAACTGCCTAACAAACCAATCACCTTCATCATCAATCTCAACTACCAACGCTGAGAAACTATGATGATGTTCTGCCAACTGCCCTGCTTTTTGTGGACGATATTGTCTTTGTGTTACAGTCCCTGTGGTGTACATAAACCTAGCTCCTGTATGTAACGGTGCTGGTAGGCTTAACATTTGTAACTTAGCATGTGGAATTATACAACTCTCTTGGTTTACGTAATTCTGCATACCACTCATAGGGTTTTTTGCAGTAGGTAAGATATTCAACTCACCACTCCACACTAAACCTTTAGCAATTTGACAACTCTGATCAACAATATAATCACGTATCTTTGGGTCAAACCAAGTATCGTCTGTAGTACCTGATTGGAAACCTTTCTTATTGTAGATATAAGTACCTATCATTAATTCCGCATTATTGTGTTTGCAATAAACCTCTAATGCCTTAAGGAATCCATCGTGGACGTAGGTATTGTTCTGTGCTGATGTAAATACAAAACGTTTACCTTGTAATTTCCTACGTGATTCTTCTGGGCGTTTAATATAACCACCTGCAGTGGGTTTGTCCTCCTCCTTCTCCCAGAATTCAGTGTATGTTTCCTTTCTCAATAAGTCTCCAATAGTAGACTTACCAACTCCATAAATCTCAGCAATCTTACGACTTGATAAACCATCTTGTGATGTAAGTCGTTTGATTTCTATGATGTCATCATTACTAAATATACGTTTATTACTCAAGTATCTTCTCCTCTAGGTATTTACTATGAATTCTTAGTATTCTTAACAATCCAATCACCTGCAGCGGTGACAGTCTTAGTAAATTTAACAATATTATTTGCCATATCCACAATAACAATCATTCCAAATTGGTTACGTTGTGGTAATACTCGATATTGTGTTAACATATTATCTCCTTACACTGTTAATAATTTCCTGTACGCTATCCTACGAAGATCAGTATTACTTAACTCTTTAGGAGGGAACCCTGCCTTCTTTAGTTCAGCTTTCTGTTTGGCTACTGGTTGTTTTAATTTAGCAATCACAGCCTTCTCTGCTTTAGCTTCCCCAAGAGATACCCCGTAACGTTGAGAGTATGTTAGTTGTGCGTGGCACTCTATACATAAGCATTCAAGTTCGGCGGCACTCACACCAAGAATACTTTTTGCGAATGGTACTACATCATCAAAACTTAATAGTGGATTCTCTCCCTTTTTATGGTTGATTTCAATGTCAGATAATTTCTTAGGTAACCTACACATCTCGCAGTCAACAAGCCATTTAGTACGTGTATTAGGATTAATGTCAGGGTATGTGTGTTCATAGAGGTATGCAAGCTTGACTGGGTGCTTCATCCAACTTAGACGCACAGCAGACCTAATCTGAGTACATAACTTCTTCTCACTCAACCTACCATCTTCATCCAGTACTTTTAGAAACCCTTCTAACTTCTTCTTTCGTTTTAATATCTCAGCCTTAGTAGCAACAACCATCTAACCTCCAAAACTCACATGTATAAAACTGAATACCCACAAAATAAACTCAATCACACTCCAACCTACTACACCTAAAACTACAGCTAGAAATAGTAACATACTTGTTGTGATTACAGGAGCATAACCTTTCTGCTTACTTCCAAAACTCATATTTTACCTCCACTAGTCAGGACTTCTACCACAACCCTTGCATTGCCAATACCCACAAGAACACCCACCATCTGGGTATGGTTCACTTCCTTCAGGTATTCCCCAAAACCATCATCTAATTCATCGTCTTCCTGTGTAGTATACTCATCCTCGTTTCCAAAACTCATACCATTTCTCCTCTAGTTTAGTATTCTTAATAGTAACCCAACCTTCCTCTTGACACTTCCAGCATGGTTCAAACATTCCATTACAAAACACAGCGTGTTCTATCTTACATACGCTGCATGGCATATTATGTGTTGCCAGCATACCACTGTCATGCATATACACTTCTACTTGTGGCAAGTCCTTACATAAATCCTCTGCTTCTTCATAAGGAATAAAACCATCACCATTTGTATAGTATGCAGTGTAATTAGCTTTCTCGTAACAAACAGATTCTGGATATTTTAGTTTAGTAGTCATCATCTACTGTTACTTCTTTGTCCAGAGGAAATAAGAATGTTGTCCAGTAACCCTGTTGAGTGTCTAAGTTAACCACTAAATAACCTCCCCATTCAGTTTTATCTTCTGTTTGGTAACCACCGTAAGTATTACCATCTTCATTGTGCAAATCTTCAATTGAGTTATCTGTATTCCATTTGAAGTCTTTATCATCACGACACCACATACAATCTACAACTTCCATCATAGTTGCAATTTCAATTTCATCTAGAATTTGTTTTAACTGTGTAATTTTATCCATTCACATCCTCCTGTGTAACATACTACACTTTATCAATAATTAAGTTTAAATAACACACAATAGTGTATCAAACTACACCTAACAACTCATCCTTTTTAGATGTCCATATACGTAACCCTTCCTTGTCTCTCACAGATAATTGATCCATTTCCTCTAGCAACCTAACAAATTCAATGTTACGTTTAACTGCATCCGAGTTCAAAGCTTCTGTCACCAACTCCTTAATAGCAGCACTCTCATATGCCTCAGTAAGAGTTGGGTGTTGTTTAACATATTCTTTCAGTTGGAACACTGTATTTTTAGGTAGCCCAACTTTAAACCATTTATATATTTCTTTTCTAGGTGGTGCCAAGTTAATACCCTCCTATACTAAATTAACTTTGTAGTCCAAGTAGGCTTTAGATTGATTACTTCATAGTTAATACCAAAGTATATAAAACCATCTTCTTTCTCTACTAGGTAAAAACTTTCACTGGCAGTGTCTCCTAATGAGTATGAATATACCTTCAACCACTCAAAACTCTTTAACTCTTTTAGTGCACTAATATCTGGATTAGTCTTAATAGACTCATGTAAATATCTCATAAAAAGATTCCCAACAAAGTGTTCAGTATGACTAGTTATATTATTACTACTACAGTAACTTTCCAGTTTACATTTAAACCTATCAGGTACCTTTACTTCAGCATTTGTTATCACCCCGTCTGATACTTCCCCATCAGAGTATATAACTCTCTCTGTCAACTCAAAATCTGCAAGTCCAAGTAATGCAGTGTAATCTTTAACCACCTTCATATAGTAATCCCCTATTTAATCAGCTATGTTTTAGTTATCCATACTAAATTTTAGCATAGCTGATTGTGGTGTCAAGGTTTATTTCTTACTTGTGTAATAGGCTTAAGTTACCTTTAAGTTCATCTAGTGTCTTACTTACTTCATCCAACCGTTCTACTAGTAAAGGTTTTGTTAAACTTTTATATCCAATCATTAATTGTTGTAAGCTGTCTAATGTAACATTACATGTCTCTAACTTCCCAGCTAAATCTGAGGTATCAACCTCAACCTCACCATAGGAAATCTCACTATTATAATCAATACCAATATTAGTTAGATATTCTCTAATCTGAGGTACTACGTCTGGGTAATCCTGCATCTTAACTAACGAATAGCACTGTTGTAAATAATCTAACCAAGTCCACTTTAGATCTTCCCCTTGTATACTTTTGAACTTATATACTTTGGTATAACCGTAATATTGTTGATAACAGAACACTACACGTTTCCACAATTCTTGATGTGTTGGAGAATCTTCTAATAATTTCTCTGCTGTCTGTTTACTGGCACCAGTACGTTTACTTAAACCAAATACCTCTTTCACAGAATCTGGTAGTGATGGTAGTCCTGTTATAAAATCTGTACTATCCCCAGAAATAGTCTGAGATGCTAGTGTTAATTCACACTCAAATTTGGTAGGATATCTCCACCCTCTATCATAATCGTCATAACAGAAGCTCGGCGCATATACCATTGAAACGTCTTTATCAATATATGCTATGCAAATCTCCCACTTACTGAAATCATCCCCAACTCTGGCATACTCTTGATTAGCTTTATGTTGTAATAAATCTTCAGCCTCACAGTAAACAGATTGTAGTACCTTCTTACCATATTGAGCCATCATTGCATCACGAAGTTCTTCGAAGTAAATAGGCTTGCCATCTCGATTTCCTTTATACTTAACATCTTTAGATTCTTCATCACGGTAGTTTCCTTTACCAGCACCAATGCAGAGGACATAATCTTCAGCGTCCATAAACTTCTTTATTGCACCAATACTAAAACCCATAGTATCCATAGAGGACTTAAGGGCTGCTTCAAAACTATCATGCCTCTTAGCTAACCTAGATTTAGCTTCTATTTCAAAATCTTCTAACATGAAAGGAGATAACCCTTTTTCCTGTCTATCAAAGTTAGTCCATGCCAACCACTTAATATATACGCCATCTTTATCTACTCTTAGTGTTTCACCTTCTTTAATTTCAATAATTTTATCCCCTCGTATACCAAAGGAAGTTTTATTCTTAAACTCTTTTACCCTACCAGATTGAATATGTTTTACCTCAATATAATCATCCTGCATGAACTTAGCACAACGGAAAAGAATTGTATCATGATCTACATAACACTTCTTAAATCGTTTAGGTTTATCATCAACTGTAGTCTTGTCAGCTTCGTTGTAATCAAAGTCGTCTTGCCCAGCATTACCTGTATCTACACTAAATTTAAATGTCATACCTACTCCTCTACAAAATCAATAAAGTAATTCTGCCCTTGTTTTACTTGACAGAACTCTGCATAAAAGTACCCGTCTTTAATTTTCATAGCACCACTAGCTAATGCTTTCAGCAAAGTATCTACTGACTTGAGCGACAGTTTATACGTGAAACCATCTTCATCCTCGAATATAAGATTAGCAGCAGACCTACCTCTTACAGTACCCTTCGGTTTAACAGTTAACCACTTTGTAGTGTGCTGGTCTTGTACAACACCCTTGGTGCTATAATACGACAAGCTATTTACATCACCTTCATAACCTGTAAACCACTTATTTTCTTTCTCTGTGAAGATTGCTTGGTATTTACGTTTAGTTATACTAATTCTACTGGTCACAGTTCTTCTCCCTTAAAATATTCTTGTAGTAACAATGACAGTTCATCAGATGAACCACCTCTACCTTTGGTCTCAAAACATACCATATTAAGGAAGTTCTGAATTAATTGCTTATGTTCTTTGTTTGTCATGTATTACCTACTATAAATAGTCCTCTAATATTGTGAGTAATTCTTCTTTATCTACGGCTAATTCCCCGTCATAACATCCTGCATCCAAGAACCCTTCTTCCCATAAAGCCTCAAATAAGCCTTCCCAGTATTCTGCTTTAGCTTTATACAGATCCTCTTTACTGCTATACATACTCATAGTAAATTGCTTACTCATAATCATCTCCAACAACATCTTTAATATTCTGCTTCAGCTCACCTCTATACTTCCACATAGCAGCGTTACCTAAACCTAATCCATATAACCATTCTACTAGTTCATACTTCTTCTTAAGTTGGTTTAGTTCATCACAGTGATCTTCAATAATTTGTTTTGTCATTATCCCTCCAAATAACAAGCACACATAACTCCTTCAAATCATGTGTGCGTCTATATTATAATTAATCTTCTTCTACAACTAAACCACCAAACTCTTCAATCAAGTCATCTACTAATTTAATAACTTCTTGTACTTGTAAGATTACACTACCAACTTCATCCTCTTTCTCCAAGTTTGCCACTAAATCCTTGGAGAATTTAATACCTGAAATTGAGAAGTCATCCTTGAGTGTAAATAATGTGAATGAATTATATTCTAATTGTAAACTTGTCACTGTAGCACCATTAGCTACCAAGTCTACAGCTTCACTACCATAAACACTTCCACTAGTCTGAGCTACTTTCAACTCATCTGGTGTCACTAAGCTCACTTTGTCTGCTAATACAAACTTGTCAGTGTTTAACTCATCCTTAACCATAGTTGTAAGCTTACTGGTGACATTCTCAGACACTTCTACAACTTGTACAGGTAATGAACCCAAGATTGCACGAAGATTCGCTAGAATGAGTTCTGCTTGATTATAGCTACCTTCTACATACACTTTAGTCTTAGTAATAATAACTACAGCATGTTGTTCCTTACCTGCAGTGGTTGTAGGTAGTAAACTCTCAGTCACCTCGGCTTCCATAGTCTTTAATTCAGACTTGTTAGGTTTAGTGTCATATTCTTGCATATAATTATCTACAACCACTTTAAGTTGACGTTCAACTTCGGCTTTGTTTACTTTCTTACTTTGAGTGGTGAATCGTAATACATCTACACCACCAGATAATTCCATAATGTAGCCACCTTCAAGGGTTGGTGACCAACCTGAACGTGACGCATCAAATGTCCCACACTCAACAAACTTGTGATCCTCTAATTGTTGTGCTGTGAATACTAATGGTGTTGCTAATGTATATGTTACTAATGACTTCATATTTGTATTTCTCCTTTATTTTAATTTAATTATGATACTAGCTTCTACTATAAGGTCGCTCACACCGTATTCATACTCACATTCCTCGCAGTAATCTTGTATTGCAACCTCTCCATATTCTATGTACTGCTCCTCTAAATCCAGTTCATCTACATGGTGGCAGTTAGGACATTCAATACTAATAATACCATTGGCATACAACCTCTTGATTTCACTTACTTCAATACTGTAAGGTGTATCTAATCCTTTTATAATTGGCTTCATTTTAAACCCCTAATAAACAAACTGTGATAATCCACCTAAATCTTCTACTGATAGGAAGAAGTTTGGTGCTTTAACAATCTTACCTTTTGGAAAGTAAGTACCTTCTTCTAAATCTTTGTGTGCACGAAGGATGATACACTCACCATTAACCTCGCTAAACAAATCAGCATATCTACCTTTACTCTCAATAGCAATTAACTCTTTCTCAACCTTGTCAGAATGTGCAACTGGAATAGATTTACTATAATTTGACTTTAACACTAAATCAAACCCGCCACGAATATCAAAGTTTAGTTGTTCACGAATGATTAAGTCAATTAGATTAACTTTATAACCATTTAGATATTCAATCTCTAGCGCTTCCACAATTTCCTCGATTGTAGTATTAATATTAGTTGTGACAAAATTACTAGTACCTTCTCTATCAATTAGCTGGTTAAGCCAAAGTTCTTCACCAGTAAAACCATCATCACCTAGAGCCATCCACATAAACCCAGTGAAGATGCTATCGACTAATCCGTCTAGACGTCCTTCCATATCACTTTTATTATAACTATCTAAGTATTCTCCTTCCCCATTAAATTCTTCCTTGGAGAGGTTGATATATGTATTGATTAAACTCTTATCACTTACTAGGTTATCAAAATTTTCATTCCATTTAATTACTTCTTCTTGGAAGTATAACAGATCTTCTACAGTTAACTTTTTCAAATATTACTACTTAATTTTAATCTGATGATTTGTGCAAAGTAGTTTATTCTGCTTCTTTGAGTATTGCAAGTGTGTTGTTATAACTAACTTAGAGTCAATTGCACTTTGTAATTCTTCAACATTAAATTTTAATTTCTCTGCAATTTTTGGTAGTACTGGTTCTCCATGCCAAGGAAAATCATCAACCTCTACTATGAAATTAGAATTGTACCAAAGTTGTATCTTACTCAAAGAAATATAACACATACCTCTTGAAATACCATTATTTACATTGAAAGATGACCAGCCAGCAATATATTTACCGAAGGTATTGTTCCATTCATAACCTAATTGTTGTGCAAACAAATCCAAACTTGTCTTCTGCAACTTAGTAGTATCTTTCAATTCAAGTTTTGTGTCGGTAGAACGGAAGTATTTAATTGGCATTAGTTTTCTCCTTGTCACATGATTCCAGTTTAGCATCAAACATTTCACCAACTAACTGACTAATGGATTCGTTTCTATAGGCAGCAGTTGCTATCTTACTAGACCATTCTTCAATGAATAATTCACGCTCAGACTTTTGTCTAACTCGATAAATCACTGTAGAATCCCAAATCACATTCTTAGTGGGTTCAAAATCTTCCATTAGTCCATAATAAAACTCGATACAATCTTTATCCTTAACCCAACTATTGAATAGTAAACCGCGCTGCTCATCAGACAAGTCTCGTAGTACTTTAGTGTTGTTGTACACCGACCAATCAACCTCAATGATTAACTCAAAATTACCAACTGACCAATCAAAATTAGAGTCGGAGTTTACATTGATATATCGATCGTAAACAGATGTTACGACACCAAAATCTTTTCCATACCGATCAATAAAAGACTCTGGGTTAGAAACACGCCTAACCTTATCTCCCACTTTAAATTTACCCATACAAATTACTCCTTAATAAATAATTTAATCGCTTCGGTTGAATCATACCCTTTGTGCGCATTCTTGTAAATGTATTCTTCTAGGTTAAGTAAGTTACCCCAGTTATCCTTGCGGAAGTTTGGATTATCCTCTACTTTACCATACATGTCAAATAATTTATCTGCTACACGTTTGAGTAGTCTACGAGTGATTGAACGAGAATGCCCGACACGTTTTTTGCGGGTCTTAAATTTATACTCGTACAACTTCTCATCTGGATCAATCACATTAACCCATGCTGCCACTAACTCAACACGCTTCTTACGAGGATATTCATAAGTGTTAGAGATGTATGCATGTAAGTAGTCACACTCGTATGCAATCTCCTTGTTCCATACAGTAGATAATTTACCATACTTTGTCAATAAGTAATTTGCAATTTCTAGTAATTCATCTCGATATCCTACATTGCAGCTAAGTATCAACTCACGATCACATACTCCCATCCATGCTGCAAGATTAGCGTCATTCTTACATTGTGATAAATACCAACGCACAGATGAACGTGATAACATCCCACGGTGTA